AAGATACTTCTGGGCAGGTTGTTACTTTAAATGTTACACAAAACGGCACACGAAACTATGTTGGCATCACAGACACCGCGCGAACGGGCTATTATATCCGTGTTAATGGTATTGTTTCGGAAACAAGAAAAGCAGCGAATACTAAGCGGGGAAGTTGTGGTATCGAATTGGATGTGCGTGTTCCATTTAAATTAGTTTTTTGGCATCTTTGCGCTGACCCCCGTATGTTATTAGATTCTGTTAAGTTTGCGCTTTACGGTGCCAATTTTAAGGGCTTGCAATGGAAATACGCAATAGTTAACCCGCGCTTGTTTCCTGTTAGTAATGAAGTACTACCTTGGACTGTTTACGCTGCTGAAACAGGCAAAGACCCAAAAACGCTGTTAAGCCTTATGCAAATAGTTAGCTTAGATTTTGAATTACGATATGATTTTAGCCTTACAGAAAAGTGTAAGCCGTTCACGATATGTTAAGATTCACTATGCCGCCAAGTTTCGCTACCTTAGGCAATTAGTAGGGGGTTGGAATAAATACCCCCTTTTTTAGAAAAAATTAAACTTTATATATATGGCTTGTTGTAATTGTTGTGAAAAAACGTTAAATTTGGGCTGTCTTAACGCTTGCGATGCTGTTTATAATACGGGCATTGTTGTAGATGCTTTAACGGAAGGCGTTTGGGTTTTGCAGCTTAGTTTTGGTAGTGTTTCTCTTTATTATAGTGTAGATGTTTTAGATGGCGAAACAGTTATTTTTACACTTACAAACCTAAACGAAAACTACACTTATACAGGACAAATAATTGACCCTAACGGCGAAATTGTTAAAATTGAAGTTAATGGCATTGAATACGATTGTATTGAATTTAGCACTAAAATAATAATTAACCAATGATTGACATAGTAAAACTCGCAAATGGTAATGTAGCTATTTATGATTCGACTTCGGGCGATTTTATTAACAGCCTAAGCCCTGACATTGTAGAAATTGAATGCAATTTAAACGGTTCTGTTAAGATAGTTCAAGATAACGGCAGCGTTGAATATATCGACCCTGCAACGGTTGCAAATACCGAAGTAGTACCAGCTGCACCAATTGCGTTTTCGGGTGATTGTGCCGACTTAGCAGCCTTGTTAAGTTCTGATTTTTTTTTTGTAGTTAGTGGTGGCGGTGGTGCTGCTAATGCTATTACATATAATAATTCTGTTTCAGGTTTAACAGCTACAAATGTACAAGATGCTATTGATGAATTAGCAACTGAATTAATTTATACTGTTGAGCTTATGGATGCCTTAACGGTGGATTTTTACGCTCCATACGACCTAAAAATCAATAGTGTTACTAATATTTTAAATACACCTACAACTACAATACTAGATGATGGTGCAGCATATACTTTAACAAATACTATTTTAATAGGTAGCAAAATAACTGTTACTGTTAATACAGCAGCAGTTGTAAATCTTAACGTTGAAAAAGTTTAATTTATGATAGGGAACTATATTAAAGCGGTTGCGCCTTCGGTAAGCAGAAGCACGGCACAGCTAATGAAAACAGGGCAAACAACATCTTATCGCACAGGTGATGATGGCGATTTGGAAGCAGGTCGAAATGTAAGTTTTACAACTTTAGCCGAAAATAATCCTTTTGGAAATACCAACAGATTCACTGATGAGTTGGGTACACAGTTATATTTGACAAATATAGTAATTGATTGGAGCACTTATAATGGTAGTACGGTTTTAGGGTGGAGAAGGACATCAAATGGAGTAAATATTACGTGGGATAATGCAATTGATGCAGCATTATTAGTTACTATTCCACCATTTATAACGGGGTGGAGGTTGCCAAATATTTATGAAATATTTTCTATTTGTAACTGGGATATAGCAATAAGATTATTAAATTATGCTCCATTTAATATTAATACAAATGAAATATTTTGGACTTCAACCACAACAGGTTCAGGAACTACACAAGCAGCAACAATGGAAAATTCTGCAAAAAGAATTATTGCTAATAATAAAACAGCATCATCTGGGCACAGATATATTCCATGCAGAACATTTACAGTAACTGGAACAATACTTTCATAACATAAAAAATAATAAAATGACATACAAGTTTCAAGAATTTCAAGTAGAAATTACAGACCCTGCAATAAGCATAAACCTAAACACAATTTCAGATAAGGCGCTTGATAAGCTTTTGGGAGTTGACGTATTGCTCACAACTGCCTCTGCTCAGTTCGGTGTACGTGCTGAGGATATGCCATATACCGACACTTGGGACGATGCCGACATTCCCGATATGGTAAATATTTGGTTAGCTCAATACGCTGTTTAATGCTATCCCTTATAACACTATCAATTTTTGCAGCCTTTGCAATTAAGTTTTTGCATTATTGCATCGGTTCACCTGTTCAGGGCGAATATTACACAGGGCGTATATTTTCCGCGTATGGCAAGTTTATATCTAAACGTTACTTAGACTTCGAAGACAAAGAAAAAAACCGCGTATGGGCTAAATATAACGCTTGGAAAATAAAACGTGATATTCAGCTAAAGGGTGAACTTGAAAATAAAACGGCTGAACAATCTGATGTAATTTACAAAGACTATTTGCAGCAAGTTGAACACGTTTATAACGATGTTGAAAACAATATGAAAAATAACCCGTGGTCAATGGCTGGCGCCTGCCCTATTTGCTTTGGTACATGGGTTTCACTATTTACATTTACATTCTTTGTAATATTCGTTCCCCTGCCGTGGTGGTTTATCTTCATAGGTACGCCTGCCGCGGTTATTATTTCACGTTATATTAAAATCTCATAATGGATTCCCTGACTTTGACCGCCGATTCGCTTAATTATTTTATGAAAGTTTTGCCCGAAATAAAGCAACAACTTTTTATTTTAAAGCCACTAATTATTTGTCTTAGTTTTTTACTATTAGTAGACTTCATGACAGGCGTTCGAAAAGCAAGGGCATTAAAAGAAAAAATACAGTCGCGCGGTTTTAGACGTACCATTTCAAAAATGAATGATTATTGTTTGGCAATTATAAGTAGTCAAGTTTTTACATGGATGCTTGACCTTGAATTTACCTTATCTTATTACGTTGCTATGTTTGTTTGTGGCATTGAGCTAAAATCTATTTTTGAAAACGTATCACAAACAACAGGCGTGGACATTATCGGTTACTTTAAAGGCTTTATTCCTAACCCTAAAGATATGCTAAAAAAGCCTGCAAGTGATAAACCTGCAGGCGAATAATTTACTGTTTTGCTCTTTTGTTTTCATGTGTTCTCAGGCCGTTGCGTAGTGATATGCAGCGGTTTTTCTGTTTGTGCTAACTTATGAAAGTTTCTAAGCCAAAGTTCATTTACAATTATGTAGCCGTTATTATAAAACTTTTTGTTTTCGCCCGCTTCAAATAATTGGCGTTCAAAAGTTTCTTCAAATGTCGGTAAATCTTTCATTTCTTAGCTATTAGTATTTCGTGTGTTTCAAATTTTATTAAAGCTGCAATCTGTACGACTTTGTGACGTTTAAAATAAAAATCAGCATCGTGTTCAATGTCATTAACTACAACCGTGTTTCTATCCCATAGTGCAAACTCGCAATGCAATTTAAACCTATCATTCATTTGCGAGTGAAACAAAAATAAAGGTATATAATCATTAGTTTTAGGTAGCTGCCTTGTTAGGTCAAAATTTAAGCATTTGTAATGGTTGCAATAAACAGGCCATACAGATAATTCAGTAGGTATCATGCGTTGAATATCACCCATGCCAACCCCTAAAGTTCTGTTATGAAATTCGCTGGTATCCTGATTAGGAAACAATTTATTCACCGCTTTCGCTACGCAATTCATTTTGTGATTTATTAAAAGCTACATAAGTTAATTTTTTGCACTCATCCAAATACCATTCAATCTGTGATTCAGGCAACGTTATAGCCATGGCTATCAGTTCAGCAACGGCGCCAACGTTTTCATAAGAAGTAGTATTTAATAATTCGCGTTCATCGGGATTTGCAGCCTTTTCAAATGTATTAACAAATAGGTTTATAGCTGTATGCAAGTCTAAAAAACGCTTTTTCATTTCAAACTTCAACTTGTTTGGTTCGAATTGCGCAATGGCATATTTTGCAGTTTTTAGCGACCCTAATAATAACCAAATGTTTTGCGTCAATTCGTTTACTTTTTGCTCACCAACTTTTGCAATTAGTGCCGCTTTTTTTTCTTCATTAGTCATGTCCTTTCAGTTTGTTTTCAAGTTCTTCAATTTTATGTAAATATATGTCAATCCTTAGTTCTAATTCTTCATCATAAGGTTCTTCATTCTGAATCCATAGCAGCGCATCGCAATAGCCTTTTTTGTATTCCAAAATTCGCCTTAATCGGTGTTTTTCTGTTTGTGTCATATCTTTAGTTTGCTTGACCAGTTAGCGATGTTAAAAGCAGGTATTTTAATTGATTCCAAATATTTAGGAACGTCAAAACTTGGACATGCTTTGTTTTGCACTTGATTATGACCTGCAATAATTATTTTAGGATTATGCTTTACAATATCATGAACGTAATTGTACATTGTAAGTAATTGCCCAGGCGTGCGCGTATCTTTAGGCATTCGCATATCAGCAGTCATGCCACCGATATAACAAACGTGGCGGGCATTTCTATTAAGTAGCGTTGTACCTAATACACCCCAAGTTTGTTCCCATTCGTTTATAAGATTATCTTCATTGTATTTCCAAATGTTTACAAGTTTGCCGCTTGTTTCAATTACATCAGCATAGCCAGGCTTAGACCAACCGCGCCCGCCTTTTGAAACGGGTAACGTGTGCATAGCTATTATTTGTTCTGCTTTAGCATCGCGAAATTCAGGGCCCGCAGAACAATGCAAAAACAAGGTATGGAATCCATCGGCACAAACAGTATTTGCAACTGTTAAGGTTTTTGGTCCTGCAATCCCATCGGGAACTAAGTTATAGTGTTTTTGAAATTCTATAACATCATTTCGCATTGTTTCATCATAGAATCCATCAATTAAACCAGCATAGAAGTCAAGCTGTCTAAGTTGCATTTGTAGCCTTACAACGGCTAAAGAATTAGAATTTAGTGTTAGCATCAAGTTCAATAATTTTAAGTTTTAGTAATTCAATTTCTTTATCTTTTGTTTTTATAATTTCAGCAGCTGCAAAATAGCCGCGCCCAAATTCGTGTTGTGCTTCTTTTTTTAAACGTTCACAATATAAGATAGCATCCATAAGTTCTTCTTGAATATGGTTTAACCAATCCTGATAGTTTAAATCGGTTCTATCAAGCGTTTTGCCGTACTTTTGTATTCCTACATCAGAACGCTTTTTAAACTTCGCTATAACGGATTCTACAATACTATCAATAGGTTTTTCCATGTTTGTAGGGTCTTGAAGCATTGTAATCTAATTTTGCTGCAATGTGAAAATCTAAGTTAATATTAAACTTATGACTAAAATCCAAAAGCCTTATAATAGCATCGGCTATTTCATCTTGTACCGTGTCTTTAATATTTTCCTTAAAGCGTTCGGGCGTGCTAATATTTTTGTATTGTAGAATATCTTGTTCAGTTGCCCACTTTCCAGAGCGGTCGGCTTCTATTGCCTCGGCTAATTCGCAAACAGTTAGCATTACAACTTCTGTTAATTTGCGGTCATCTTCCCAAAAACCCCGCGCGGCGTTACCTTCGTGTATTTCTTTTGCTAATTCGTTAAACATGTGTGTATTTTTAAATAAACCTTACCAATTCTGTTTTTATTTCGCTGTCTATGTCATTTTTAACCGTTGTTCTTATCGGAACTTCAATGGCTTTATTTTTCTTTATGCTTTGCATTATTTTAGGTCTTGAAATTCCAAAAAATATACATGCTGCATCAATTGACATAAACGTGCTAAATGTTTCATCTGAAAATATCGCCTTAACTTGTCGGTTTTGTTTCGGTATTTTACCTAACTTTTGCTTTAAATCGCTTCGATGCTGGATGTAATTATAAACTGATTCGGCATTGACTAAGCCTTCGGTTTTTATGTTTCCTAAACTAATATAAGAATCAAAATGCTTTACAAATATTTCGGGCTTACCCTCGGTTAAATATCCAAAATTTATCAATTGTCTTATTCGCGTTGCTGCATAGTTTGCATTCTTTGCGCCGTTTGGCTTTATCAATTGCATCGCTTGTTCAAAGGTAAAATACATATCTTATTTTTTAAAAAAAACCGCCTGAACTTCAAAAACAGGCGGCCCAAACCAAAAGACTAATGAAAACTAAAATCTAAAATAAAAATAAGATAATTATTTAATATTTACAAGTTAAAAAGGTAAATCAGCATCATTATTTTTAACTGAATTGCTTATAACTTCAACTTCTACGGGCGTGGCTTTTTGGCCCGTGTTCATTTTTCTGCAATACGAGGCGATAATATCAGTATAATATTTCCCTTCATGCTCACGGTATTCTACTTTGCCCTCAATGAATAACATATCGCCCTTTTCGATTGTGATGTTATTCCAATAGCTGACTTGATGCCATTGTGTTTTTTCCTGCCATTCGCCGTTTTTGTCTTTGCTACTTTCAGATGTTGCAAAGCTAAATTTTGTAAGCGTTTTTTCGCCAAATGTTTTTTGTTCAGGTTCTTTTCCGACCCTGCCAATTAGTGTTACGCGGTTTACCATCGTATTTTGTTTTAAGTGTTAAAGAATGATTATTAGGTTTTAATTTTCCTTTTGTCCATATTTCGCAATCGTCGAAAAAAAAGTTTCTTACTGAGCCTAATTTATAGACTTTAGTTTGGCGCGTGCAAATAGCTTTATAATTACCGCCTGGCAATTGTTCAACTACATACCACTCATCGCCTTTTATTTTGTCATGGAAAAATCGGAAAATCATATTGCCAAAGGTCGTATTTTTCTATTACAGAAATTAGTATTTCAGCGTATTTTTTTTCAGTTGCATAACCGCACTTCTTTAAACCGTGTGCCCATGCTTTATAATTTAATCTATTTAGCCGTGTAAGGTGTTTATAACGTTTTGAAGTTAGTAGCTTACTATGCGCCCGATATGACCACCAAGGCGATTTATAGACTTGGAATTTATCGCGTGGTGTGTCATCCCGGTAAATTGCATATTTGCCTTTTCCGCTGTGTTTAATACCAAAGTGGTTGTTATGTTTGCGGCTTAGTGCTGAACGCCCTGCATTTGATTCTATAATGCCCTGCGCTAATGTTATACTAACGGGAATATTAAATAGCTTAGCTTCTTGCTTTGCAGTCTTTAAATAGCGTTTTATGTAGATATCTATGTATTTTGGTGCAGGCTGTTTTTTTAGCGCTGGAAATGTTCCAGATGTAAATAATATTACTGCTAAGATTAAAAGTATTGTTTTCATAGTTTAGTAGTTTAGTTTTAAAAATGCGTTTTTGAATTATCCCATGAACGCTAACAGTGGCAGCGCTAAGCAGAGGGCTTATAAGTTTTATTATAATGCGTTTCAAAGTTTTTACCGCCTGATTCATTTGCCAATAAACCACCTTGCCAAAAATGTAACATCTGTTGCTTTTCCATTTCGATGGCTTGTTCAATAGTATCACGTAATCCTTCTTGTTGTATTAACGGCAACATATTTACCAAAAATTCTACTGCTGTCTGTTTCATATCATTTCTTTTTATCAATTAACAAAATTAAACCGATTCCAAGGCAAAGCCCGCCAATAAATGCAAGTGCTAACATAAGATAAAGTTTTTCAAGTGTTAAACCAGCTGTTAAGCCGAATAAAATGCCAATTAAGGCACTAATAATAATTGTTTTCATATTGTAGTTCGTTGTATAGTTCATAATCTGATTCTAATTTATCGCCTAAAGCATCTTGTATCATTTCGCTTACATAGCTAAAGGAATAGTCTAATAATTTAGCAAGTTCATGTAAGGAATAATTCTTATCGCCAATGTAAATGTCTTCAATAATAAAATGCGCATCAAAATCAGGTTCTAAAGGCACGCCAAAACTGTCACGTTCACCGCGTTCAAAGTCTACATATTCGGCTGTAATTTCAATAAGATAAGCGTTGTTATCATTATCGTATTCTGTTATTTCTGTTTGTACTTTCATGATTCTTGTTCTAAGTTAAATTTGTTAGCAATAGATTGTTTTAAGGCTTTGAAGTAGTCGGCTTCATCTTCGTGATTGTCCAAATCTGATTCGTTGGTATTGTAACCGCGTTTAATATCGACTTGAAAAAATAAATCTTTGCCCGCTTCATTAACTTGATGTATCATTAAAGTACCATCATAAGCTAAATACATTTTAAGTTCCATTGTTAGTTAGTTTTGAAGTTTGTTAAAGTATAATGTTTTGACCGTTTTCAAACTTGTAAATATTACCTGAAATAGCTACAGGAAAAACCTGCTTACCATTAAGAAAAAACATTACTGTGTTTGTGATTCTGTTTTTAGTTACGTTTACTGTGTTCATAATTTTGAAGTTTTTTTGTTTTTAAAAATACGGTTTGAGGATTACCGTAAACCTGTTATTTTATGCTGCTAAAAACATCAATTTAATAATATTTTCTACTAAAGTTTTGTTGCCGTTTTGAATTTCTGTTACTACTTCTTGAATGCTTCTATTAGATAATTCTGCATAAGTTTGAACAGCTAAGTTAAAAGTAGTTTCGTTCATTTTTTCAGTTGCTAATGTTTTCATAATCTAAAGTTTTTTTGTTGTCATTTAATCAAATCCTGACACGAAGATACAACGCTTTTTTATATTTCAAACTATTTTTATAAAAATTTTTATAAATTTTTTAAATTTATTGAAACGCAACGCCCCGACATACCAGCGGCAAAACGCGTGTTACTTCGACGTGATGCACCTTTAAGCCTTAATAATATAGTATTCCATGATATTTGCCAAGGTGTATTATTCAAAACTTTTTTAACAAAAACTGAATTGTTCAGTATCAATAAATCGTCACCAATAACGCGAATACCTAAACGCATTAGTCTTTCGTTTGCCTCAGCCTGCGATGGCCTTGCAGTTGGCTGATAGTTGTGTGCGCATTCTACAAGTTCGCCAACGGTTTTTGTCCCTACGTAATTTTCCGCTTCTATTCGTATTTCCTGACTTAGTATTTGCTGTAAACACCTTTGTT